ATGCCAATTTACAGAACAGAAAGAAAGAAAATTGTCGACTCTTTAGCAGATAAATTAAAGGAGATTGATGGTAATCACCCTTATAATATAAACCTTTTTGATAATGTTCAATCAAAAATGGTTTTCTTAGATGAAATAGAACAATATCCAAAAGTCTGCGTGGTTGCAGGAGATGAAGAAAGAGAATATCAACCAGGTGGATTTAAATGGAGATTCTTACAAGTTACAATACGAGCATACGTTCATAATGAAGAAGATGCTCAAGAAGAATTAGCATTATTACTTGAAGATATCGAAAAGATTATCGACGAGAATAATGCGATGGTGTACGATGATACCGTATCCCCTAATTTAATAACAACTTCAATGACACTAGAAGCAATTAGTACTGATGAAGGAGTTATTCAGCCATTAGGCATAGGAGAAATGGGAGTCACCGTACGATATTAGGAAACGAAGACGCTGATTAATATCACGCGGAATCCTTTCCAAAGCAATATAGGAGAAAGCAATGGCTTTAAATCTATCGAGAAATACCAAAGTATTTGTTAGTTCAGTTAATGGAGTAACAGCTGCTGGAGGTAATGTATTAACAGTCGATGCAATTGCTGGTACAAATTCAGGACATGCTGTAGGTGATATAATCACTTTTGGCACAACAAATGGTTCTGGTACTGGTTTTAAATGTATAGTGGCTGCTGTTAATAGTGGTGCTGTAACTGAAGTATTTATTCCAAATAACTTTAGAGGCACAGGCTACGCAGATAATAATACTGTTACTTCTACAGCTTCCACAGGTAGTGGTGCAAATGGTCTAATCCTTACTATAAACGGTGTTACTTCAGGTACTACCGCAGAAGGATCTAGAACAGGCACAGGACTATTTGTAGGTAACGAAGACGATGCAAATACATTTAGAATTGGTGTATTAGATGGGTATAGTTTTTCTCAAGCAAACGAATCTTCAGACATTACAGTTACTGAAGCGGGTCTCACTCCCAGAAGAAGTTCAAAGAGATTCAATGACTCTCTTTCACCAGGTGAATGGTCTTTCCAAACATATGCAAGACCTTTCAAACATGGTACAGCTAGTTTTAGAACTAGTGGTAAAATGGATATGGTGGAGAACATCTTATGGGCAGCTATCGCAGGTAAAGATATTACAGGCGGTGCATTAAGTGGAACCTCAGCAGCAGCAATTACTTGTGATGCAACTGATGCAGATGTAAACTTCCAAAGAAGTGACCATCACGAATTGCTAAAACTATCCATTTTCTTTGCACTAGAAAATACAACTTACAGACTTAATGACTGTCAAGTAAACCAAGTAGAAATTGATTTTGCTATTGATGGAATCGCAACACTAAGCTGGTCAGGTAACTGTACAAGTATCGACCAAGTTTCAAGTGCTATTGAAGACCCTTCAAAAGCAGTACATGCAAAACCATCTGGAACTGATGCAGTTTCAACTGATCCAACAAGATGTGAAAAATTCAGCTATGTAGATACTACATCTACTTCTGATGCAGATTACTTAAGAAATAAACTATCACAGTTAACTCTTGCAGTAACTGAGCAAGGTGGAGGTTCAGCAGGTGGTGGATTAGACGCAAGAACTTATGATATAGCTATCACAGGCGGAAATCTAACTATTGTAAATAACATAACCTACTTGACACCAGAAACTCTTGGTGTTATTGATAAACCAATTGGTTCATTTAGTGGTTCTAGACAAATATCAGGTACATTAACTTGTTATTTAGACACTAAAGCAAACGGGTCAAACCAGCTACTTTCAGACATGTCAGCAGCTGATAAATTAATCAACCCATCATTCGATATGAGTGTTTTCTTAGGAAATGCTTCAGGTACTAACCCTCAAATAGAGTTAGATATACCAAAAGCGCATTTGTCAATCCCAACTATTGAGGTTGCAGATGTTATCTCAACAAATATCGAATTTGCAGCAGTCGGTACTGGCCTTGATGAAGGTGGAACTGCTGGAGACGAAATCGTTGTTAAATACAAAGGTTCTACAACCCATTCAGAGACTGGGTACGCAGCAAGCGGTAGTAACGCAGTAAGTTAACATGTCGGGGTTTAACTTTCTTAGAGAAAGCGAACTCCATATAGTACATGGGAGTAATCGATACAATGTAAAGATTACTCCCAACCTTAGTTTCTCACAGACATTTGCGGAAGATGCGTATCAAGTTAAGACTTTACACGATCAGACTAAAATGTTTTCAGGAACTACAGTAACTAAAGCAAATCCTGCCAACTTTAGTTTTGAGACTCATCTTACTTTAGAAAAAGACGAGTCAATCGTGTTAGATCTTCTAACAGATTATGATACATCATCAGGAGAACAATTATTAAAATCTTTTGATATGTATGTAGTCTCAAATACGCAAACCATAAAAATAGAAGGTTGCGTAATTACTCAAGGAGAGTTTAGATTTGAAAAATCTAGCCATCTTATATTAGCAGTAAGTGGTAACGGTCAAAAACTAAGTAGGGTAGGAGATGAAAACTTTTCACTTCCTGGAAACTTGCAATCTGCAAGTTCCACAAGAACTCCCACCAAGCCTTTACTTGATGTAGAAGTAGGCGGTTCAGATGTAACAAATTTGGCTGCAGCTACATTGAGTGTACAGAATAATATAGAATGGACTCCTTATGAGACACTACAAAATAGTTTGTCGGTTACAAATGCAACAAATGCAATGTACCCTTCAAAATATAGTTTGACTGATAGAGTAGTTAGCGGAAATATAACTCAATTTTATAGTAATGCTAATGAATCTGAGTATCAGACATTTAACACAAATACTTCGGTTAGAGTTAAAACACTTAAACCAAATGGCACAACTCATTTAGATGCAAATTTAAGTGGGTGTATGTTTACAAAAAGAACAGGTCAAGGAGAAGTATTTACGCAGACTTTTGATTATAGATTAGTTACTAGTCCTGCAGATTTAGGAACATTAATAACATATTAAGGAGAAATAAATGGAATTAAAAGCATTACTGGTCGACAGTAAAACAGCATGGGTAGATTTCCCAGGATTAGATGGATTTGAAATAGAATTAGCAAATCTTTCTAGAAAAGAATTAGTAAACCTTAGAAAAAGGTCTACTTCAAATAAATTTGATAGAAAACTCAGAATATTTAATGAAGAATTAGATGAAACAAAATTTATTAAAGAGTTTTCTCAAGCAGTGATAAAAAATTGGAAAGGATTAAAACTTGCATACTTAGAAGATTTAATTCTTGTAGATTTAAAAGGCCAAGACCCTGAAGAAGAAATGGTTTACTCACAAGAGAATGCTCAAGTACTAGTTGAAAATTCTCAAGAGTTTGACAACTGGCTCAATGAGGTAGTCTTTGATTTACAAAACTTTCGTACAGGAGAAGACAAAGCTCCTATTCCAAAGACTGACAGTACTGCTGGATAATCAGTCAGTAGGAATGACCAAGTCTCAGTACTTGGATATGTGCGAACAAACAGGACAAGAAATAGACTGGGAAAAGTGTCCTTCAGAATGGGAGGACTTTCCAGAATTTATCTTAGACTATATGAGCCTTTACAATTCATTAGGCGATAGAATGTATCCTGATATTGGATATATAGGAAAAGATTTTACAAATTTTAAATTTTTAAGGGAACAATATAAAGTTCCAAAGCATCAAGAAGAGTTTCTACTAGAGTTTGTTTTATTCATGGAAGAAAGAAGAATAAAAGAATCTCAAAGAGCAATAAAAGAAGCTCACGATAAAATAAAGAGAAAAACAGGTGGCTAATAGTAAAGTATTAATAGAAGTTATAGCAACTTCAAAAGGATTAAAAGTCGTAGCAAAAGATACGGAAAGAACCGTAGCGGCTACACAAAAATTAACAAAAGCCCAAAAACAGACTACAAAATCCACACAAAATCTTAATAAAGAACATGCTCGTAATGATAGATTAAATAAATCTCTCTATCAGAGTAATCTATCAAGCGCCAAAGGATTCTCAAAACAAAAAGAAATGATAGGCAGTGGGTCATCAGGACTCGTTGCCGCATACGCTACATTAGCAGCGAACATCTTTGCCGCGACCGCGGCTTTCGGCGCTTTACAAAGAGCGTCAGAAGTAAATACTCTTATAGAAGGTTTTAGTGTCATCGCCAGAGAATCTGGTAGAAGTGCTATGAATCTTGCTGAAGGTTTAAGAGATGCAGCTGGAGGGGCTCTTTCTTTAGAACAAGCATTAAGAGCAGCTTCAATTGGTACAACTACAGGATTTACTGCTGATGAAATGGAAAGATTAACCACTGTTGCAAGAAATGCTTCTATCGCACTTGGTAGAAACCTTGCAGATGCAACTGATAGGCTATTCCGAGGGGTTGCAAAATTAGAACCAGAAATTCTTGACGAATTAGGTATTCTTGTAAGAATAGATGATGCTGCAGAAGCTTATGCTACAACACTAGGAAAAGCAGCAACTCAACTTTCTCGTGCGGAACGACAACAAGCATTTTTAAATGCAACTCTTGAACAAGGTGAATTAAAATACGGTGCACTTAGTGGTGCAGTAGATGAAAATCCTTTTACACAACTTTCTGCAGCTTTTCAAGACTTAACACGAGAAGTTTTAAATTTCTTAAACAAGGCAATTGTTCCTTTAGCAGAACTATTAACTAGAAATGTTACTTTAATGGTGGGTGCTCTTGTTTTATTTGCAAGCACCATAGTAAAAACTATGTTTCCTGCTCTTACTGAGTTAGGAAAAAGACAAGCGTTTACAGCAGGAGAAACTGCTAAAGCAGCTGCTATCACACAACAAGCTGCAAGAGATGAAGTAAATGCTATAAAACAAAGAGTAATGGCATCAAAAGTTGGAGGCGCAAAAGTAAAAGAAATTCAAAACCAATTAAGACAAAATAAAACAGTAAAAGATTATAGTAAAATACTAAAAGCCTTAAGAATATCAGAAACTCAAAGAGAAAATAATTTAGCAAAATTTAGTGGAAAAGAGCTAGCAAGAAAGAAAAAAGAACTTCAAGCAGTAAGAGACTTAAAAAATGAAGTTAAAGCACTACGAAAAGCAGAAGCAGGAGAAGTAGGAGCAGGAAGAGACGCTCAAAGATTAAGAGGAATAGCAAGTGCACAAAGATCAGGAGCTGAAGGCCTTGAAAGAATAGGACAAAGCACTGGAGTAGGTGGGTTTAAACAAGCAGGAAAAGAACTTGATAGATTTAAGAAAAAACTACTTGTTACAGAAAAAAGAGCAGGAAATTTTACAAAAAACGCAGGTTTTGTTAGTTTTGGTAAAAAAGCTAAGTTTGGATTTAGACTTGCAGGTCAAGGAGCAAGGTTCTTTGGAGCAGCTTTAATAAATGCAATACCTCTTATTGGACAAATTATTTTTGTAGTAGGATTAGCTATTGAAGGGTTGACAGCATTAGTAGGAAGAATAAAATCAAATATTGCAGAAAATCAAAAGTTAGAAACTGCAAATAAGGCAGTAATAAAAGGACTTGAAGAGCTAAATGATAAAAATCAAACTCTATTTGGAAATTTAATACAAGGAACTAGTCTACTAACAAGTCAAGAAGTTGTAGCTAGGTCTCTTGGAAATGAGTTAAAATTTACAGCAGGAGCACTTGACAGTTTCAGAGAAAATTTAAAAGATTTTACTGAAGAACTTGATGAGGAAGATATAGATAGAATTGATAGAGCAAAAATAGCATTTGGAAACTTTTTTAAAGATTTAGGAAGTAGTTTAAGCGAAAGTTTTCTTCAAGGTTGGGAAAGATTTACTGGAGGAATCGCATTTTTAGGCGAGAAATTTAGAGAGATTACAGGATTACCTACTATAGCAGAAGCTCTTGAACTTGACGACGCAGACCAAGATGTTGTAAAATTTGACCAATTAAAAAGAAAGTTAGAAGATGCAAACCCTCTTGAAGCTTTAGCAAGCTCTTTAACAGGGCCTCTTGCAGATAGATTCAAGGAACAATTTAAGAAAAATTTTGGCGAGGGAGGAGTACTAGGGTTATTACAACAATTTCAAGAAGAAGGATTGACTTTTGAAGAGGCTTCTAAAAGACTAAATAAAGCCGTATCAGATTTATCTCAACCATTCTCAGATACTCAATCTGCAGTATCAGATTTTGCTGAAGGATTTAAAGAAGCTAACAAACAGTTAAATGCATTTAAAAATAAAGCAAAATCAAAAAATGAATTTAGAGTATTACAAAAAACTTTAGAAGATACTTTTGATGTAAGCAAGTTTTTAGTACCTACTGGAGGAGAAGGATCAGATCCTTTACTAAGTAATTTTGAAGCACAACAACAAATTATTCAACAAATAAAAGATAGTGGAGGAATAGGAGCTTTAGGAAGTTTTGGTATTACTACTGAGAATCTATTTGATCAAGTAACTGATGCAGCTGGAAACACAACAACAAGAATTCAAGCTTTCAATGATCAATTAGGAGTGCTTGCTCAAAAATCTGATGAATTAGCAGAAGGAAAAAAATTATCGAGCGCACTACTACAAGCTGAAAAAGCAGCAAGCGCAGCTATGTTAGCAACAATGAAACTTGGTCTTGTAAGAGAGAATGTAGCAAAAACAGGAAGAGTTGAACTTACTCCAGAACAAGAAACAAAAATGGCATTAGAAAATGCTAAAGAATCAGCTAGAATTGCAAAATTTGAATTTGATAATAAAGTTGCCTTAATTGAACTTGAAACAACTTTCTTAAGATTAAAGGCAAAACTAAATGAAAAAATACTTGGAGATGAGTTTGCAAGTGTTACAGCATTAATTGATTCAGTTGAAGAAGCCCAGAAAAAAGCAGCAAAAGGAACATTTGATGCAGCTATGGTAGGAGCCGAAACTGCAGCTCTAACCGCTTTCTCAGCTGCTGCACAAAGTGGTAATCTAGTAGAAAGAG